ACTACCTGCTTTGCACAGTCGTTGCACAGTGGTGGATTTTAAAATTGTAAATGGTCAAAAGAAAATACTTGCAGTTGAATTTATGAAAAGATTATCTGTTATATTAAAGGGTGAAGATGTAGGTTTTGATAACAAAGTATTATCAGAATTAATAATGAAATACTTTCCTGACTTTAGAAGAACTATAAATGAATTACAAAGATACTCTGTTAGAGGTAAAATTGACAGTGGTATACTTTACAATTTATCTGAAGTTAATATTAAACAACTAATATCATCTATAAAAGAGAAAAGATATAATGATATGAGAAAGTGGGTTGTTACAAATATTGACAAAGAACCTACACAACTGTTTAGAAGTATCTATGATAATCTAGAAAAGAGTTTAGATGCTAAATCAATACCTCAAGCAATATTAATACTTGCTGGTTATCAGTATAAGTCGGCGTTTGTTGCAGACCAAGAAATTAATATGGTTGCTTGTCTTACTGAAATGATGGCAAATTGTAAATTCAAATGAGTTATCAATTAAAAGATTACCTCAATGCTATTAATTTTTCAAAAAAGAACTTATTAGATTCTGATGACGCAGATTGGGAAAGAAAATATCCACCTTTTATAATTAATAAGTGCTTATCTATGCATTATGATACGTTAATGCAATCTAATGAGATGAACGGGTTTCATTTCTTACCGAAGAAACTACAATTTAATTTTTTCATAAATAGTATCAGAAAGAAGAAACGATTTGGTGGTAAGTGGTTAAAATCAAATCAATTGAAAAACTTAGATTATATTAAAGAGTATTATGGTTATAGTAATGAAAAGGCAAAGACTGCTCTGAATATATTATCTAAAGAACAAATTGAAACTATTAAGAAAAGATTAGATAAAGGTGGGAAAAAATGAGTGAATTAAGAAGTGAACAGGTGAACTGGACACCTAACGATATGTTAGAAGTAACAATAAAACAACCAGATGATTTCCTAAAGATAAGAGAAACATTAACAAGAATAGGTGTTGCAAGTCGAAAAGACAGAACACTATATCAATCGTGTCATATTCTACATAAACAAGGTAGATATTTTATAACACATTTTAAAGAACTATTTGCACTTGATGGTAAACCAGCAAGTTTAGTTAAGAATGATATTGAAAGAAGAAATACAATAGCAACATTACTTGCTGATTGGGAACTTATAGAAATATTAGATACCAATAAAGTTGTAAATCAAAGGGCACCATTAAGTCAAATTAAAATATTACACTTCAAAGAAAAAAACGATTGGAACTTATCTGCTAAATATAATATAGGAAAAAGTCAAGGTAATGGAGAATAATGCATATACCAAAATTCAAAGATTTTTTAAGTGAGCAAACACTAGCAAGAAATAGTAAACCTATAACTGTTGCAGTAATTACAAAAACTAACCCTAACATTAAAAAAAGAAAAGTTGGTGGTAAAGAAGATAAAGAACTTACTGTAGATTATATCGCAAAATCTTGTGAAAAGTTAAATGTTAAGTGTGTCATTATAGAAACACGACATGCTATTATTACAGGTAAAGATGAAGAAAAAAATACTTTAACTGTTTATAATTTTGATGGTGAAGATAGTGAGCATACATTTATAGGTAAAGATACTGTTTGTATTACAAGAGCAGGTGCAGTAGAAGATGAAGCAGGATTATCTATTATATCTGCTTTTCAAAACTCTGGTTCTTTTATGTGTAATACTAGAAATGCTATGTTAACATGTAATAACAAACTTACTTCAGCATTATTATTTGAAAAGTTTAATATACCAACACCTAAAACTGCATTTATATCAAATGAAAAAAATATAGATGATGCTTTAGAAATGATTGGTGGCATTAAAAAGTTTCCTGTTATAGTAAAAACACTTACGGGTACACAAGGTATTGGTGTTGTTAAAGTTGACAGTTATGATGGACTTGTTTCTACAATTCAAGCATTATGGAAACACGGTGCAGAATTATTATTACAAGAATATATGCCAAGTGATTCTGATATACGAACATTTGTAGTAGATAATAAAATATTTGCAAGTACAGAACGTGTACAAGGTAGTGATGACTTTAGAACAAACACACATAGAGGTGCAACTGCAAAACCATATAAGTTATCAGACGAAGAGATTGATTTAATACTACGAGCAAGTAGGGCATCAAAAGCATATCTTTGTGGTGTTGACCATATTATTTATAAAAATAAACCATATATACTAGAAGTAAATGGTTCACCCGGTACAGGTGCAGAATATGAAAGTTATTCATATGAAGACCCATTTTCTGATGCTAAAAATAGTGGTTCTATTAAAGGTGATAAGTTAACAGATAATGTTATAAAATGGATATTAGAGAGAAAACATTGGGATAGACAATCACTAGTAGAAGCAGGTTGGTTAGAAACTATGGAGATTGAAGGTTTTGGTAAAATAAGAGCAAAGTTGGACACAGGTAACGGTGCTAAAGCATGTTCATTTCATGCAGAAGATATTAAAGTAAAAGGTAAAACTGTGTCTTGGAAATACAATGGTAAATCCTATACCGAACCTAAACACGGAGAATCTAAAGTTTTTAGAGCAAATGCTGAAGGTGAAGAACCAAGTGAAACTAGACCAACTATCCTATTAGATTTAGCATTTAATGGGTTTGTATACAAGGACGTTGAGTTTGGATTAGATGAAAGACCTAGGTCAAGTTCTGATTTATTATTAAACCGTGAAACAATAAGATTATTTAATGCATCTGTTAATCCTAATAGAACATTTTGTTTATCAAAGAGATTGCCACCGGTTGACAAAGATTAAAAAATAAGTTATATTATATTATGAATTTTTATAAGAATGTGATTGTGCATAGAGGTAAACTTCTTATTCGAGGTGTGCTTAATGGTGAAGACTATACTGAGAAGTTAGATTTTAGTCCTACACTGTATGTGCTATCACAAGAAGAATCAGAATACAAAACCTTACAAGGTCAAAATCTAAAACCTATAAAACTTAATTCTATATCAGATGCTAGAAGATTTAGAAGAGAGTATGCTACTCAAAATTCACCAGTTTTTGGTTTAGAAAGATTTCACTATCAATATATTGGTCAGGAATATCCTAATCAGATTGATTACTCAAAAGAATATATTAAAATATTTACTTTAGATATCGAAACAACTTGCGAATCAGGATTTCCTGACGTAGAAAATCCTATGGAGCAGTTGATTTGTATTACTATAAAAAATCAATCTAATAAAAATATTATAACTTGGGGTGTCGGCAAATATTACCACGACAGAGATGATGTTACTTATATAGAATGCAAAGATGAAAATGAACTGCTAATGCAATTTATGGTTTTCTGGACTAAGAATTATCCAGACATTATTACCGGGTGGAATACTAAATTCTTTGACCTTCCATATTTAATGAATAGAATAAGATACTTACATGGCGATAAAGTCATAAACAAAATGTCTCCTTGGAAACTTATTGATAGAGAAGAAATAGAAGTAAGAGGTAAACCTATGACTGTTTATCACTTATTTGGTATTACTATGCTTGATTACTTAGATTTATATAAATGGTTTATACCTACAAGACAGGAGAGTTACAAACTTGACCATATAGGTGAAGTTGAATTAGGTCAAAACAAGAATGAAAATCCTTTTGATACTTTTAAAGAGTTTTATGAGAAAGACTATCAAAAGTTTGTTGATTATAATATTCAAGATGTTGAACTTGTGGATGCTTTAGAAGATAAATTAGGTCTTATTGATTTGAGTTTGACTGTCGCATACGAAAGTAAAGTAAACTATGATGATATATTTTCTCAAGTAAGAGTATGGGATACTTTGATTGCTAATCATCTAATGAAGAAAAAGATATGTGTACCACCAAGAGAAGACCAAGTAAAAGAATCAAAATATGTTGGTGCTTATGTAAAAGAACCTAGACCTGGTTTATATAAGTGGGTTGTTTCGTTTGATATCAACTCATTATATCCTCATATTATTATTCAATATAATATTTCACCAGAAAAGATTATAGGTGTAGCATCAGCAGGTGTTTCTGTTGATAGATTTTTAAAAGGTACAACTCCTTTAGATTATCTTGAAACAGAGGGTGCTTGTATAACTCCAAACGGTGCAAAGTTTAAAACAGACAGTCAAGGGTTCTTACCTGAGATGATGGAAACAATGTATAAAGAACGAGTTATATACAAGAAAAGAATGTTAGATGCTAAAAAGAAAAAAGAAATGACTGGAGATAAAACTCTAGATAAAGAAATTGCAAGATGTCATAACATTCAATGGGCAAGAAAGATTGCGTTAAACAGTGCCTATGGTGCAGTTGGTAATCAATACTTTAGATACTATGATGTCAGACAAGCAAGTGGTATTACTACTGCTGGTCAATTTATTATTCGTTTTATAGAGAATAGAATGAATGAATATCTTAATAAGATTATGAGAACTGAAGATAAAGTGGATTACGTTGTTGCGTCTGACACGGACAGTATATATGTTGTGTTAGATAAACTTGTTGAACAAACTTGTCAAGGTAAAACAGATGACCAAATTGTAAATTTTCTAGGTAAAGTATGTGATACTAAATTAGAACCTTACATTGAAAAATGTTTTAATGATTTATCTAAGTACACAAATGCATATAAGAATGCTATGGTTATGAAACGAGAAGTTGTGTCTAATAAAGCAATATGGGTTGCAAAGAAAAGATATATGATGAACGTGTTAGATGAAGAAGGTGTTCGTCTTGCTAAACCTAAGATGAAGATAATGGGTATTGAAGCAGTGAAATCCTCAACACCTCAAGTTTGTCGTGGTAAGATTAAAGAAGCAATTAATATTATTATGAACAAAGATGAAAATGAGTTACAACAATTCATACAAGATTTCAAACAAGAGTTTTTTAAATTATCTGCTGAACAAGTATCGTTTCCTAGGTCTTGTAATAATCTTAAAAAATATAGGTCATCATCTAATATCTTTATTAAAGGCACACCAATACATGTTAAAGGTGCGTTAATATATAATTACAATATTAAAAGATTAAAACTACAAAATAAATATCCATTAATTCAAGATGGTGATAAAATTAAGTTTGTTAAATTACTAGAACAAAACCCATTTAGATTTGATGTGATAAGTTATGTTACTAAGTTGCCTACAGAATTTAAATTACAAGAATGTATTGATTATGAAATACAGTTTCAAAAAACATTTCTTGATCCGATGAGATTTATACTTGAGGCAATTGGGTGGCAGGCAGAAAAAAAGGCAACACTAGAGGACTTCTTTGCTTAAATTTCCTGATAAAAAATATAATATAATTTATGCAGACCCACCATGGTATTTTAAATCAAGAAGTGTAAAA